CACTTTTTCTTTGATTAATTTTATAAATTTTTCTTTACCAACATCAGCTGCATTCATTTTGCTGCCAAGTGGCAAATATGTATTATTATCGTCCCAGATATATCCTATCTTCGCTCCTCTAACAAGCTGATTTTCATTACTGCGAAGTCTTTGTGCCTGGGCAATAATATGTTCTTCATCAAGGCCCTCATCATAAGCAATAATAATTTTTTCAACTCTTAATGCACGCAAATATTTGGCTTGTGTTGAAGAAATATGACATCCCCCTGTTGCAAGTCCAATATAACAACCAAAACTATCAAGCTGACATACAGCTTTTTCACTTTCAAATACAATGCACATATTTTTTTCTTGAATTTTATGATAGTTTTGATGATAGCCAAATAATGTGTAGCTTTTCGTGCACGGAATAATAGGTAGCCAACGTTCTTCATGCGGTACATCTTTTCCCATTGCTCTGCCCATAATTCCGCATAACTGACCATTAATTGTCCATTGTGGAATTGCTATGCGCATTGCAGAAAAATCAACCCCAATATGATATTTTTCTTGTGTTTGGAAATTGATGCCATCATTAAAAAATTGTAGACTTAGCTGCCCGTTGTATTCCTCAAGGAGCGAATCAGGATATGTAGGTATGTCCAACTCAGGTTCGCGCTGTTGTTTTATGAGTTTTTTATAGAAGCCACCAAATGGTAATTTGATTTCAGTATTGAATTCATTTTTGGAAAGTCCAACTACTTGCGCCACATATTCTAAGGCTTGCGGGAAATTACAATTCTGATTGTTCATCACCAATGTGTAAAGATTTCCACTTTCACCCATTGAAAAGCTGTAATACCTAAGTGTATCTAAATAAAAAATATTTGAGGTAGGATTGCTACCTACTCTTGATGAATATCTGATTTCATTTCGTCCTCTGTTATGTGACAAATTAGGTAATCCCAATGAATTAAGGACTTTAAGTACGTCGTCCGGACGTGCTTGCAGATAATCATTCAATTGTAATACATTGATAAAGCCTCACCGCCTTATCTGATTTTTTGAAGTGCTAAAGCAATGCGAAGCTGCTCTTCTTTTTGTTTATCAAAATATGCATATAATCCTGTTTTTACTCGGTCATCAATCCAATCATATTGAATTAACAAATCTGCTAGTTTGCATAATTTATGCTGATAATATGCATTGACAGCATCAACAGGATTGCTATATGTTCCTCCCTGTATTGTCTGATTTTTATATGAAAACACGACAACATAGTGACTATGACGTTTATGCACTCCGATTAAACCAGATGTATTGTCAGATTTAACATTAGTGATAAAAATATTGATGGGCTCAGGAACTATACAACAAGTTTGTAATGAGTATTGTTTATTTTTATAAACTAAGATATCTTTATCAATAACAAGGCGTTTCCCATCATTATATTGTAAACATTCTTTATAATTACAAATTTTATTGATGTCATTTTTAAAATGAGAATAGTGATGCCATCTTAAATCAACTGAACAATTAGTGTATGATGGAAATCTCTTATGATATGAAGTACTGTAACATCTGTGAAAAATTTTAATCCACAGTTTATATTCTGGCTCGTAAGACGCGCCTTTGTAATCAGTACATCCAACGCCATGTATTGTTGGACTGCCATAATCATGAATATTTCCAGTGACTATTTTGTTAGCCTGAACATAAGTTGAATATCCACTTTTGAATATCACCTTATATAAAATATTGTTATGTCTATCACGAGTGCCATCATCAAGATATGTAAATTCTTTACCATCGGTGTTAAAACAAACAGCTCCAGTTTTGTTTCTTACTTTTCTGCTCATTGTTAATACCTTCCATGTTCATTAACTATGTTGCAACGGCCAATTTCTTTCCAGCTATTAAAACGACCGTTTACTTCGTATAAAACCTGCTGCTTGTCTTCATCATTGCGAGTCTTATCCAAAAAGACAACTATATATTTATTATCTGGGTTTAATTCAACATATTGCTTAACACCAGTATATTTGCCCTCTGCATTACGCTGTAAATTGTATGGTCGACAATCAAATTTTTTGCCTGTGTATTCGTCATCCCATAAAGTACGCATGTAAACCATTTCAGAAAACACTTCTTTTATCTGTTTACCATTTGCAAGACATCCCGCATCCAAATATCTTTGATTAACGGTATATAGTGCCAACTGATAAGTTGTAATAATTGCAATGTTTTCTTTTGATGCCAACTGAAAAACCTTTCTGCTATTGACTAATAATTGCAAAAACATTTTTTCATCAAGACTATCATCACTCTTCATTGTGTCCCATAGAAAAACCTGATAACCTTTTTTGGCGTTCATCTTGATGTATTTCATAACTTTAGAAACATCATTATCAAACAGTTTCACAAATTTGAGATTGCTATATTTTTCTTTACTAATTTTTTGTGCCTTGGCAATCATTATCTTTTGTTCGTCTGTAAAGTGGCCTATTTTTATTTGTTTGCGTGTCAAGCCCCAATAATTTAGGTCTTTTGTTAATATATGGGCAAGTAACATTACTTTATAATCTTTGCTTCGCATTTCATTAGAAACAATAGCTACCTTTATGCCGTCTTGGGCCATTGGAATAGCCATATTTTCAAATGCAAAACTAGATTTGCCTGCACCACTATGTCCAGCAATCATATACATTTCACCAAGTGGAACTCCTAATGTTAAATAATTCAATAATGGGCACTGCTTGCCATAACTGATTCCAACAGTATCACCGCTATTGCACTCTTCAATAAAAGCATCATCAATGACCAAACTTTCTTCTTCAACATCATGCGTTGCGGTGATACTAATGTCATTTAATTTGTACTCAAAATAATCGTAAATCTGCTGACTTGTCATCCTATCAAACTTTTCAAGTTTATCAAATGATGAAAACATCATCTTGCACATTTCATCAAGAATATTAAGTCTTGCTACTTTATCAAAATATGCATTAACATTCTCTATGCTGACTAAGCCTTTAAATTCTTCAACTTCTTTGAAACCACCATAACTGTCAAACTGCTTTTTTATTGTTTCTTTGTCTTGAAGAAAAGTGTAGACAGCAATATGGTCAAAATTGCGATATCCAGCTTTATACAGTGCTCTACCTAAATTGAAATAAAACTGTGCATCAGGATTACGAATGATATCGTCTTCTTTTTCGTTTACAAATTTATAATCATCATATAAATCCGGATTCTTCCATAAACAAAAAACAAATGGGGCTTCAATTTCACCACGATGTTCATTAATTTTTTGCAACAATACATCTAATTCCATAAATCATCCTCCAAGAAATCCGTAATATCTTTACCTTTTTTTGATGTGCCGATGGTTGAAATGTCCATTTCTTGGATGGTATCGATGTGTTTTTGAGTTTGTTTATTTCTTAGCTCATTCACTTTATTGTTTTGTCTATTCACATCACTGATATGATTTGAAATGATTGCAAACATATAAAATATTTTGCCTTGTGTAGAAGAAAATTCTTTATTATTGAATGCCCATGTAATGTCTTTTTCACACTTTGTAATTGTTTCAAGCAATACTTCTGGTGAATAAAAAGAATATTCTTTTATCTTTTTGTTGAGGAGAGCCGGAAATGGCTCTCCTTTCTGATATCCAAGATATGTAAGTAAAACACGTTGAATAGTTTCTCTGGTGTGTTTATCTTTCTGAAACTGACGAAATACAGATTCGCTCTTATACCATTTTCCATTGTCCGCCTTATAAAAAACATCACTGGTTCCTTTTTCTTTTGTCACAGCACAAGTAACTATTCTTGCCATTCTTTTAACCTTTCAATGAAGCTGAAATAATATTGGTAATCTTTTCCAATGCCTCAAGCGGAATATTGTCATCAGTAAATTTTTCAAAGTTGTATTCAGCCATAGTTGCTTTTACTTCTGCTTTGGTTGCAGCAGTACATTTGGTGAAATTGTCTTTGATATATGCAATATATTCATTGGATTTTTCAGCATAGTCTTCAGCTTCCACCTTAGATTTTGCATATGATTTTGCCTGTTCTGTTTTCTTTGCGTCTGCTTCCTTCTGTAGCTTTTTATTTTCTTCTTCTGTACGATTACCTTTTGCACTTTCAGCAAGGATTGCATCCTGGATAGCTTTAATGAATTCATCTTTATCAAAAGGTACACTATCTGTAATTTCTGCAAAACGTGATTTTGCATCCACACTATAGTTATTATCTCTGAATTTAATTACACGCTTTTCATCTGTTACAATACTACGTTCAATATCCTTCTTAGTCATAATATCTTTCTTGCCAGTTTTTTCCTTGACAATGGTTCTGTCGACATAAGCAACACCAAGGAAATGCAGTTTATTTTTCAGAGCATTGAAATATCTCTGAGTAGTATCTGATGTCAGAATTGAATATGATGCACCAGTAACAGGGTCATCTACTTCCTTAGATTTTGTGTGGATAATTGTCATAAAGTGCACATCAACTTCTTTAAGTTCCCAAAGTTTATCCAAAATGAGCTCAGTTACTTTATCCGGGCCACCAGAGAATCCACCATATGCCTGTTTAATAGAAGTAATTTTAGGTTTATCTGGATTTTCTTTATTGTGTAAACGGATTACTTCAGGTTCTGTAATTTTAATAAGTTCATCCCATGTATCCACAATAACTGTTTGCAAATTGGCATAATCAGGGTCAGTATATTTATTCTTTACAATATCATCTACAACTGCTGCAAATTTTGCCCAATTACGAACCTTTTCTGAATTAAGACCTTCGAGCGCTTCTGAACCATCCTCTTTACCAATGTCCAAATGAAGATATCCGCTTGCACCATTTACTTCTGGCGCAAGAGTTTCACAAACTTCTTTAAACAATGTAGTTTTACCGATACCACCTTCACCCAAAAGGCCTATATTATAATGAAGCGGATTCAAGTCCACTCTGTTCTTTTTACCAAATCCCATTTACTTTCTCCTTAAAAGAGGTCTTCTTCACTGATTTCGTCAATTGCTTTTTTAGTTTCTTTAGGTGCTGTAACTTTTGCAACTTCTGCTTCAATATTTACTGTCTTGTTAGGAACATAAATCTGAGCTTCAAATTCATTTGGATACTCACCTGTTTTTACCAAACCATCAGCAAAATCACCCATAAGTTTTGGGTCAGCAAGACGATATTCGACAACTCGTTCACCAAAAATGTTTCCGCGTGGTTTAAAATCTTCCACATTTTTTATGCCAAGTTCCACCTGAGCAAGCTGTGCCGGAGTAAGCAAATCTTTTGTAAACTCAACCACATCTGCACCATTGAGATAGCGCACTTCCCAATTCATATGT